TATTATCTTCAAGATAATTTATTATCTTTCTTTCGCCCTTCGACGTATTACATAAAGGGCATCCGGAAGGACTACGTTTCTCAATCAAACTATGTGCATTTGGAGACCATACGTGTCCACAGACTTTACATTTACACATAATCGGTTTATCATCTTTAACATAAGTGCTTAGTATTTCAATCACTCTATAATTAACGTTACGTTCTTTAAATTCTCTTAAAAATTGTTCATGAGATTTTATCCTATAATTTTGGACATATTTCATTGCACATTTTTTACAACCGTTACCATGATATAGAGCGTCTGGGAAAGCATACCAAATGTTCCCACAATTTTTGCATTTGCATTTTATTTTTGGATGAGAGCCAGTATAATCGCCCAATATAACGACATTATCATTTAAATTATTGCTGACTTTTTCTAAAAACTTTTCATTTGTCTTTTTAACACAATTAGATACATAATCTATAGCGCAATATTTACATCCATGTACAGACTTTAACACCGAGTCGGCGTTTATTTCAAAATCATAATCGTGAATATCGCAATGAAGTTTTATTTTGCTTCTCTTGCCTTTATATCTACCAATTACTTTGATGTGCGAATGCTTTTTAGAAACTTCTGAAACAAATTCTTCATGAGTGTATTTTCTTGACATGAACTTACCATCCTATTAAGAAAGGAGAGCCGTATTATATACGACTCTCCACAATCCCAAGTGGCAAGTAATTATCTCGCAAACTTGTAAATATACTTCTTAGTTTAAGCCATTAAGGTTCGTGTCATAGAACATACCAAGTTTATACTCTTGATCTTTGGCAATATCGACACCAACACATAGATCAAACCTGGTTTCGATTCTTCCATTCTTCACATTATTTCCAGTGAAGGAGGTTAGACCGCCACGGGTATAAGTAGCAACAGGAGACTGCGCACCAGTGGGAATGATGAAACCAAGACCAGTAGGAAGCATAGTCTCGAAATCAGTACCAGCAGCATTCAGGGTAGTCTCGTCGTAAGGGTTATCAATCTCAGCAAGAACAGCACCGTTGTACATGCCAAGCAGACCATTCTGAGCAATCTCATTCATCTGAGCCTCGGAAATACCTGTAATAGTAGTAGAATTGATAGAACCTACATACCCAGCCCAAGGAATGAACTGAGACAGAATAGCGTAGTCTCCAATAACAGTAGGGCGACCATAACGACGAATCTTTGTAAGAACACCATCAACACCAGCCTTTGTAAGACCGGCATTCTCGAACGCATACTTTACACCGGTAGCGTTGTGAATCGCAGTGTAAATCTTCTTGATGATAGCACGGTTAGCCTTATTGCGAATGTCGATCCTAACCTGCTCCATTCCTTCGTTCTCCTTGGACATATCACCTAATGCCACACGGCGATAATCCACAGCATATCCACCAGAAATGGTGAAAGTAGGAACGGGATAAACTTCTTTAACAATAGCGGGGAAAACAACATCTCCACCAGCAGCCTGTTCGCGAGACTTCTCGCCAACATGCTTGTAAACTTCACGCTCGATAGTTTCATCAAAGCCGACCGCCTGATAACTACCGAAGATGGAAAGCATCTTCATCTCCTGAAGAAGCGGAGCCTCGATAACGAATCTGCGGAGAGTATTCAGTTCGGCAACAGCAGTAAAGTCGCCGTTTTCCGCACGAACACCAAGTTCCTTAATATACTTAACAGCCTTGTCAGCCCCTTTAATAGCACCAACTTCCTGACCCTTAACCATAGCAGAGAAAACCTCGGACACGATAGAAGTTGCACGCATCTCCCTGTTTAGGTAGTCAGAATCTTTACGAAGGTTATTTAATTCGTAAGTAGTATTCATCTTATATTACCTCCAGAATAATTTTAATTCTTATCAGCCACTAACAGTATCTTTGTCAACAGTGACAACTCTAACCTTAATAGCCTTTTCAGTTAGAGTAACCTTATCCGTCACAACAAAATAAACACCAGAAGTAGGAGCAGTATCAGTTACTTCAAGCTTGCCGCCAGAAGAAGCAACTTTCAGCATAGTTCCATCTGTAGAAGTGGCAAGGTTTTCAACAACAAGATCGCTATAATCTTTCTGTGAAGCATATGCAATATGCTTTTCATCAATAACAAGCTTCTGGTTGTTCCAAGCAGATACGTCATATCCATTTAGATATTCACCAGCCTTAATTGTAACAGCATCTTTATAAGCGTCATCGCCATGAATATCATTCATGATTACATAAGTAATGCCATTATCAACAAGGAAATCATTATTCTTAACATCGCTTGAAGATGTAAGGACAGGGTTGATCTTTGCAATATCAAGCATCCCTAAAGTCTCAACTTTAATCATTTTATGTTTCCTCCATATAAAAAAAAGACGCCATATGCGTCATTTACTTTTCATGGGCGGTTTTACGCCCTTTATATATATTTGCATAGCTGTCAGATCTGACGAAGCTCTATGCTCATAAATTAACATCCTCTGAAACACAACAACCTGTGATACCATTGTTTTTACAGTAAGATATAATCTTTTCTTTTAAATCTGTATCTCTTGTATATTCCAGAAGGAAAGTATTTATGTTATGTTTGTTCGCTGTAGCTAAAACTTCTCTGTAATATTTACTATCTTTACTTGATTGTTTGCCAAACTTTCCCTTGCCTGAATAACTTGTAATCAAAGAAAATACTTCTTCCTGTGTATATCCATCAACACAGTTGTAATTTACTTTTTTCTCAACAATAATTGCATCGTTAAATCCGGCTTTTTTTACCAGTTTGAGCCTTGCATTCGCATTATCTTTGTTTGCAAACGCACCAATCTGGACTTTGTAATAAATACCATCTTGTACTACTACTGCATTAAACCCGCTTTTAAGGACTTTTGCTTTTAGATTCTCTGCGTTTTTCTTAACGCCAAATGCTCCAAGCTGAATTTTATATAGTATGTTACTCTTTTTAACAAGTTCACTAATAAACACGGAACCGCCGTTTATCATGACATATCCACAAATGGTTTTGAAGTAATTTAATACCTCTACGATAGCATTAAACAATTCTGGCGATTTGTAATACTCATATACATCGAGATTATCAACCCATAAGCCATCAAAGCCCATGGCAATTATTTCTCTGGCACGCTTTTTAGCCCAATCCTTGACAGCATCTTTACGAACATCAAGATATTTTTCATGCTCCCAATCTTCAAGTTGTTTGAGAGTATACGGTTTTAGCTTTTTGTAGTATCCTCTTTCATCGGATACAGAACCAAGAGAAATATATCCAAGAAGTGTATAACCTTTTCTTTTTAGCTTCGCTATTTCTTCTTTTGAATAATCCTCTGGTTCAATAGCCAAATAACACTTTGAAGATACCATTGGAAGTGAATCAGCTTTTGTCGAAAGCATTACTTTATAATCAATCATTTTGTGAACACCTTTTTGCTCTTATTTTTAGAACATGTAACCGTCATTGTGTTACCTTCAATGTCCATGTAAATATCTCCATCCTCGGCATTGCGCATAAAGTAAGTCCCTGTAGCTTCAAGTCTTTTTCTTGTTGTCCCACGACCAGATCCTTCTTTATGATGATAGTTGGAAAATGCAACCTTGGGAGAAATAGCTTTGGCAATTCTCTCATTGGTTGCGTTTGCATCACCGTGCCATTGACATTTGAAGATATCAGCTTTTAAGTTTGGAATAGCTTTAATCAAAGCATTATTCCCAGGATTCTGTAAGTCACCTGCCGTATGGAATTTCCACGTATCATTTATAGTAAATACAAGTACGATAGACTCATTGTTTACAAAATGATGATTGTCATGTTCAGAAACAGCAGACGCAGGCATCTGCCAGATGCAATCACAGCGAATGTTATCACCGACAGCAAATCCTTTTCCCGCTTTTAGATATTCACAATAGATATTCTTTTTCTTTGCTTTCTTTTCCTGATTCCTTAAAGCATTGCCATAAGATTTTTGATACTTGTCAAGTTCTGTAGTATCCGGCAAATAAAGAGATTTTACAGAAAAGTATTTTAAAAAGTTAGTCAGTCCACCATAATGGTCTCCGTGTGCATGACTAATAACTATAGCGTCAATAGTAGTAACTCCTGCTAATTTTAATTTCTTAACAGCAGTAGAAGTTGATTTTGCGGTGTCGATAAGAATACAATGAATGATTTTTCCGTCACTATTGTATTCAATGATTGCCGTACAATCTCCATACTGACTTTCGTCTTCATCAAAGAAGTGAACAGCCCAAACCCTTATCTTTGTTTCCTCTGATATTTCCTTTGGGGTTTCGTCAATAAGAGTGACATTTGCATTGGTATCAACCGCAATAATTATCGCTGAAAAACCAGCTTTAATCAAAGCACCTTTTCGCGCATTCGCATTAGAAAGTTTTGAAAAAGCACCACACTGAACCTTATAAAGAACCCCTTCTTTTTTAATAATAGGCTTAAACCCGGTTTTCTCTATAATTCTTGCAGATTGTTTTTCTGCGTTTTTCTTTAATGCAAATGCACCTGTTTGTACTTTATAAATAAGTGCATTAGCCATATCATTACTCCTACCTTAAAACAGCTTTAATACCATAGCTGTCCAGCTTGGCAATTATGTTTTGTGCTTCTTCTCTTGTTGCATAAGAGTCAATTACAACTTTGTATAGATTATTTTCAAACACAACAGAAGCATTGATTGATTTACTCTTTATTGCCTTGGCTCGTTTATGTGCATTTGTTTTACTTGAAAATGCGCCAGCCTGCACAGAGTATTTATTTTCTTTAGAATAAACAGGAGATTCATCCTTTGACTTTTTTTGATTATTATAAATCTGCTTTCCAAGTTCAGCACGCCTTGTCTTTACTGAGCTTCCTTGGTCGGCAGGTTTTTCATAACCAGTTAAAACCGCAGTAGATGCTTCATAAATGCTTTTGGCATTTTTCAGCGTAGACATTACAGATGTATAACCCTGAATTTCTTTCCATAAAAATTCTAACTGCATCAAAAGATCACCAATAGACTTATTACAAGATTTAGCATAGTCAATCAATTTTTGTTTTCTTGTGTAATATGTCCATTGTGCCAATCCATATCCTGCGCTATCATGAACGAAATTTTTATACTTTCCACTGTCAACAGCTTTTGTATATGATTCATCTGAATAGCCAAGTTTCCTTTCAAAAGAGTTTTGAAGATTAGTCGATCTTAAATTGCTCTCGGCTTTAAGATTTCCCATAAGTCCGGCAACGGCATATTCGTTTAACCCTTTGCTAATTAGAAAGTTCCATATAACCTTTTCGGGATCATCTATATTATCAATCTGTTCTACTGGTTTTTCTGTGGTTTCTTTCTTATCCTCTGTTTGTTCTGTTTCTGTATTAGATTCGTTAAGTGCAGATGTAACTTTATTTGCTACATCACCTAAACGACTGTATAACCACTCGCCCGGACACGATTTGTTTGCGAACCACCTGTGTACAGTGATTATCATTTCGTCTGATTTTGGTTTATAACTTAAAGATTTATTCTTATCATTAAACCAGATCAGTTTCTTCTTCCCATTTCTTTTACAAATGTCAATACATAATTTGATTAAAGAAGAGTATACTTTGTCGTTCATCCAGTATGGCGTTTTTGTATCTGAAGCACATTCGATAGTTACCGCACGTTGGTCGTTTTCATTACTTGACGTACACCAGCTTCGATTCTTTTCTTCAACATATAAAGCAATTCTTCCATCGGTTCCAATTCCATAGTTAGAAGATGCCTGATATGATGACTTTGCAAATATACCGCCAAGGCTTTCAACTGATAATTGTCCGACAACACAATGCGGTGAAATCCTATCAATGCTGTGCGTTCTTTGCCCTGAGTGGTTAGGACTTAATTTCTTATAAGTTGCTAAAGAACTATTTGTATAACTCATATCATTCACCAGTTTTTAACTGTTCAAGTTTTTCTGCGATTTCCTTTATGTCATCTTTCTGTAAACTATCATCAACCTGACGTAAAACTTTAGTAAGGAACGCAGGTAACGGAACGCCAATCGCATTCAGATTTTCAACGTTCGACATAAGTTCCATAAATACGATATACATAGAAATACATGTCATAATATATGTCGACAGGCCTAATGAATACTGGAACAGTTCACCAATAACAAGAATGGCAATCTCGCCAATTTTTTTAGTCAGACCTGAACGCATTTTCTTTGACTTGAAATCCTCGAAGTTCCACGCTTTCGCAAGTCCGGTAAGAATATCAAATCCCATCAACGCGAGAGGTAATAGAAATACCATTGCATTGTTTACAAAATGTATCTGGTCTAATTCAACGATGCTGTGTAAGTTAGAAAAAGTCATAGCACCTTACCTCCCAATATAATTAGAAGATGTCAACATCATCCTCTGCGCCGTTCTTCTGGTTGATTTCAGAGAAAATATCCTCGACAATATCATCTTCTTGCTCTGATTCGGCCTTAACCTGATCTAAATACTTCCTTCCGATTCCGGCTTCGATAATCTGAACAACAGAATTGATTTCGCTTGTTAGAGGATTTTCATTAAACGCTTCAATAGCATCCTTCGCATACTCACGCTGTTCATCGGTGAATCCATTGATCGCAGAATTCAGTTCAGCAATTCTCTGTTCCTTCTGAGCAGTTTCAAGCTGTTCTTTAATCTGGTTCACTTCGCTAACCGCAGCCTCTTTGTCAGCGGTCAGAGCATCATTCGCCTCTGTCAGCGCAGTAATCTTTGATTCCAGTTCAGCAATACGGCTGTTTAGTTCCTCTGTGCAACGTTCGTTCTCTGAGATAATTCCTTTCAGATTAGAAATCTCATTCTCATAGTCAGCCTTAATCTTGTTGATTTCGTCCGCAGAAGCGTTCATTTCGGCAACTGTCTGAGCCACGATTGCTTTAATTTCGTTCTCACCCATAGTTATTTCCTCCTGATTAGAGTTATTTAATTCTAAAATTTTTGCTGTTTTGTCAGCAGGTCTTACGTTTAGCAAAGCATATCCGGAATATTCAAATATCATAGGGATACGTCCTGTTTCCTTATATCCGTATTTATATATGATAGAAGGATTATCACCAGTCTTTAGGATCTCGACACTACCAAATGGCGCGTCGCCGTTCTTAATGTCGTTATCTAATTTCTCTGTGAAATTGCTATAACATAATCCGTCAATAGTACCTTCCCCGATACAAAATGTTTTTGTTCCTTCTTCGGTTTCAATATCTTCAATATATCCGCGCTCGAAGTAACCGATCATTGTTGCATCTTCAAAAATGGGAAGATTGTCTTTAGTACCAGTTTCTCCATGACCATGCAGAGAAGTCCTTTCTTCGTCAAGAAATTCGCATCGTAAACTCATACCCTGTATAGAAGGTAAAGCCGCTTCGCAGTATTCACGAATCCATGTGATACCGTTTTCGTTATACTGCGTTCCGACGCCATTAGATTCATCTACGCACGAATCAGGATAGATTTCATGGAGAATAAGCCTGAAATGCCTTCGTCCGTTCTGGCTAAATAGTTCAAAACATTTCATTTCAGTTTCCCCCTATTGAATGTTTGTATATAAAAAAGAGGACAGTAAAAACCGCCCTCTTGTTATATTAAGATGGTAAATGAAATTGTCATTTTATTGAGTACTTGGTGCAGGCACATTATTTGTGTTGTTCGCTTTTGTTTGTAGCGTACTATAATTGTTGCTATCATCGTCTGTTGGTCTGCCAGTTTGTTTTTCATCTGAACTCATTGTGAAACTTGTTTTGTGTACTGGATATTTATTTTCAATATCATCTTCAAATTCCTGATCAAGCATGGCAAAGAAAACATCCGGTGATATTCCGGCAGCACTCGCCCAAAGAGATAGTGAACCTTTACCCTGTAAATACAAGTCTTTTGCAAATCCAACCATTTCTTTCTGGTTTACATAAGTTGTATGAATGTATTTACATTCAACACGGTTCTTTTTATCTTTGATAATATTTATGTTTATAACTTTATTAAGTTCTTCCTCAATCTGATCTATCCATTGAAAAATTTGAGAACTTAAAAGCTGAAGGTTGTTTACCTGAGAAGAATAGTTTCCACTACCAGAGCCATTAAGAAGCGAAGATGCAATACCTAAATCTTTTGCTATCTTATCACCAAGATCTGCTTCATTTTTACTGTCAAAGATTTCTGTATTACTCGCATCAATCGCCTGTATCTTTGTTCCTGCGGCAACAGAGAAAAACGAGATACCGCCACGATTATTCTTTTTCACAACAGCTTCTTTAACTTTTGTATGTTGCGCTCTCTGCTGTGGTTCTGTTAAAGTAGTTCTTCCTTTTTCTTTTCCTTCGGGGAATGTCTGATAAATAATCCTATTGTTTATTTCGTCAAGTACATTCCGCTTGGTATCTGTGAAGTAGTCACCATACAGAATATCATTGATTGCGGCAAGAACAAGTGGTCTACCCCACGGCTCCGCTCTGCCACTTCGTATCTTGTGGACTATTGTTTTTGTCGGGTCAAGCAGACACCAACGCTCATGATTCCCTTTGTTATAAGCATCTCTAATTTCTTTAGGATATTTCCTTAATTTCTTTTTAGCTTCTTCTCCTTCACAATTATCGAAATAGGATAAATCAAAAGCTAATTGGAAATAGGAATTTCTAACACCAACAATCCTTGTATAATTAACCGGTAAAGAAACGATAGCAGCATTTATACCAACTTCGTTAATTTCACTTATCCGTTCAACTTCGTAATCAGACATGATTTTCTGATTCGATAATGGTCTTTTGTTGGTTTCAAAATAGTAGAACGCAACACCATCAATCATCCCGCGAAACAGCGCATCACGCACAATTTCTTTGTGTTTGATTTTTTTAAGTGCCGCCTGCATCAACGCTTTATTCCTTTTGCGTTTCTGCTTACTTTCGCCATATGGGACGATCACATAGTCAAGCGTTGGCATTGCGACCATGTAATCTACAGTGTTTGTGTATTCTCCGTTACAACCATAGAGAATCAGTGATAATTCTCTTAGTATCTGGTTGTTTCCCATGGGATCACGGACTAACTCTTTTAATTGTTCCTGACTGTAGAAATCAAACACATTCATAGATCCGAACCCATATGATAATGAATTTACTCTGTATGAATTATATGTATTTGCTTCGTATGTATCTGGCTGTGTTTCTACTACGGATTGAAATGTTTCATAAGTTTTAGGTTTTTTGTAATATTTACTTCTTCGATTTCTCTTTGAGGAAGTAGTATTATCTTTATTATTAGGCATATACCAACCTCCCCTGTTAGTTAATATAACAACCTACATCATAACTATCATCACTTTTATCCATATCCTGTGCAAGTTTTGTTGCAAAGTAACACATGTATGAGACAGAAGTGTATCTATCTTTTCGATTATCTCCTTGCTCACGAATAACAATAACGCCAGTCTGATCTTTCTTTTCGTAAGTTAATTCTGTTGTTTCAGAAATTAAAGCCTGTGTTTCGAGGAATGGAACCTCAAAGAAAATCTGTTCATCTGCCGTTGGAGCATTTACATAATCGGGAATGTTGGAAAGTATTTCTTCCTGTGCTTCTTGGAACGGAACAAGAAGATCAATCTTTTTATCCACAAGGTAATGCTTAAAATTCATTGCAATGTCGCTGTTAAGTTTTTGTGAAGCACTGATAACAAATATTCTTGGCTCTGCGCCTTCAAACTTTATACGATTAGCAATGTTTTCATCGTTCATACATGTCAATGGAGTATATTCTATATCACGTTCATCATCGTACATAATATTTGCAAGCATGTCGAACACCGAAATCCCGGCATTCCGCAGATCAAGTACGATATAATCCGCATCGAAATCTTCATACAGTTGCCTTATCCTTAATGCTTGTTTTGTCGTATCTCCACCTTGTACTGATTCAATATAAGGGACTTTTACCCTGTAACCATTTTTAATTTCTTTATCTTCTTCGTCTGTTCCACGTCTATATTTCGTGACTTCTGGTATAAACCTTCCGCACGAAAATATTGAATTGTCGTTTTTCTTATTTTCAATAAAAGCCATATCGCAACTGACAACCCGAATCTCTCCGTTCTGTTTTGGAATAGCATAAGGGTTTTTCTTTCCAACACGAACATCGAGATTATTTCTCGGATAGAATTGTTTTTTAAGATTCTGGTTTTGTTGTAACATCAGATATGTAAAGAATGCAGCAGTGTTTTCTTTTACACGTTCATTCAAGAATTCTATTCGCCATGTAAGAGGATCTTGCTTCTTCTTTTCTTTGCGTAACTGATCTATATCCTTAATATTATGTTTTAAAACAATAGATTCATCAAATGCCAGAAGGGTAGCACTGCCATCACCTTTCAAGAATTCTTTGTATGCTTGGTCAACTATTCCCCACATCCAATGTCCGTTATCTAACCAACTTGAACTAATGTATATGTCAACCGGTTTATCTATTGCATCTGGTATATTTTCATAATCGCCAGATGTAACATAAGGAACTTCATTTCTATTAACCTGAAAAGGAGACATGACACTATCTTCAATATACTTGTCAATCTGCCTGAATTCTTCACGGATTAGAATTGTTGATCTGTTACCACGCGCATTCTGATTTCCGGTAACAACTTTGATTTGACTTTTATTATTGAAATTTACATATGTTTCGTCTTGTGACGTTTTAATGCTTTCAATTTCTCTGGCAACCATAGGATAATTGGACATTAAGAATTTCTGTATCTTATCTTTTACAATCAATCCTGATTGCCCTTTTGTCGCTGAACACAAAACAACCTGTGAATACGGGCGTAATATACAGGCGCAAACTGCATAGATTGAAATGATTAACGATTTGGCTGCGGCACGACATGCAATAATGACACATAATTTACTTATACTCATAACCCATAGGATTATGATTTGATATGGATATAACTTTATACCGAGAAAATCCTGCGCAAATATATGAAGGTTTCTCCTGAAAAATGTGTTCCACAAAAGAACGTGGTGCATGTTTTGTTGATTATTTAAAAAGTGACCATTCGGCATTTTTTTGTATAATTCTAACTGCCGTTCATCTGCAAGTTCAGCCATCCCCTTCGGTGCTTTTCTACTCATGTATCATTATCTTTTACAAAGTATTCTGAGTCTCTTTCAGTAGTTCCGAATTGCAGATTTCTTAATGGTCTTAGTAAGAATCTCTTGAAATAATCACCAATATTGCCGAAGTTCTTATACAACTCTTTATCCTTGTAATATTCTTCAGGTGTGTATTTACTGATATATCCTATCCACGATCCCCAGCTTTCATCGTTATTATCCGTTGTGTCAGTTATTGTTTTCAGCCCAGCCTGCGTGAATGTTTTTCTGTACTGTTCAGAAAGTTTTGCGTAATTGTCTATGTCGTTATTTTTAAATGCTTTTGCCCGTAACGCTTCAGTACGGCATAAATCCATGATAAGAATTTCCTGATTACTTGCTACATCCGGATTAGCCTTCTTCAGTGTCTTATAGTGTTCCTCTAATAGTTTGTAGTCTGCATCGGTAAAACCGGAACCCCAACGCATCCGTACATTCTCCGAAACTGTAGTGACGATATGTTTATCTTCATCATCTTCGCCTTCCGGAGAATCAAAAAGAAATCCGTCCGATAGCGTGTTATCGAAGGATTTCCCTTTATTTTGAACAATATTTAGTTGTCGCATGTAGTCGCCAAATGGCGGCGTCCCCTTCTTTTTTGCAAGGCACGCATCAACAATGCTATCTTTATAAAACAAATCATACATCATACATATTCGCTTTATAGCCTTGTGTACATCCCTGTATTCAAGAAGGTATTTATTATACATTGTGGCAAGGCAGTCTTTACATATTGGCATATATCCGTTGTTATCATATAACAGACTATAACTTTTATAATAGTTCGTTGACGTATTATCTACACGTCGGCATTTATCACAACGGTATTCCACCTCGCGCACTGGTAATATTTTTTCTGATCTTGCCAATGCATATACCTCTACTATCAAATAATTTATTCATTTCAACTAAAGCACCATACCAGAATCGAACTGGCATCTTCTGATTGGAAGTCAGAGATAATGGAGCCATTATACTAATGGTACATAAACGGAAAGCACTGCAATCGAAGCAGACACATTTCTGTGCGCACTGTTTAGCAGACAGGCTCAGAACCATTCTGATTTACTCTCCATGGGAGCAGGGGTGGGAGTTGAACCCACATGGTAACGGGACATGAACCCGCCGTCTGACCTTTGGAACGAGCACCCTGCAATAGAATACGTGCGAATCGAACGCCTCCCCTTCGTCCCAAGCGAAGTGTGCAACCATTACACCGCGCACTCTACGAGGTTGTTCCTGTAAATACATCTACCACATATTTACAGGAACTTTATATGAATATTATTAGATCACATATCAAGCATGAATTCGATTATATCCATAAGATCGCAACCACACATGCAGTTTTCTTCTTCGTAATAATCGTTTTCATCTATTTCAAATTCTTTACAAATAGACTCAGTGGCAGATTTGAGAATAATTGAATTTACATCACCGTGTAGCAAAACATAGGCTTTACCAATATCTAAATACCCCGCCTTACTAAACTTATTATCTCCATGCCATAACGGATACACGCTAACCTGTAAATCATTATCTACAGAAACACAATACTCCTTTGAGTATCCATTGTATTCTGCGCTAATCAGTTCTACATCACCGATTGTAACTTCATCAAATGACGCAAATTCTTTTAGCAGTTTGCAAGCATCAGTATAAAAAAGAATGGCACAAGCGTATCTATCTTCTGTGACATTATCTATTAAATCTAACACTAAATCTTCGTAAGAATCAAAAATCAAATTTTCCATATATCGTTTCTTCTTCTCTCCATTAAAAATTTTTAACGGCATTTTTAAGTGTTTTCCCAACTTTACAATTAACCGTTTTTACAGATTCAAATTGTTCATGTTTACCAGTGATGGGATTATAACCCATTCGGCTTTTCCTATTTTTTACCTCAAATGTCAAAAAGCCTTTTATAAATACGTTTTCACCATTACATAGCGTGTCTTGAACAATTTCCCTAAAAGTTTCTAAAATCTTTTCACACTCTGATTTTGTAAATCCTGTTCTCTTTGATAATTCTTTTACAAATTCTGTTTTCTTCATCTATACAACATCTCTCTCTTAATCTATCTTTATATCGTAAATGCACAGCAAACCAGAATCATCAACTACGGATATTGTTTGCTCTGCACGGTTCTTTAATCTTTTATCAAGGCAATAATTATCACATCCGGAAACACAACCAGACTGAATAATCTTTGTGTCATAAACTGTGCTTAACGCATTTGTATGCCTATGACCAAGAAGCACTATATCAGGCTTAATGCCAAAAACCATTGTGAATTTCTGTACAACATTTTCAGGCGTATCTTTGTCACCGTGGACAGCCATAACCTTTTTACCGCGAATGTCAAACATTGCCACATCACAGTCTTTTAGATTGTCCTGTATAAAAATGTTATTATAATTCTGTAACTTCGCTTTCAGGTAGAATGGTAGAAGCAGGTCAAAGTTTTCGCCACGCAAAGCATGTTCTTTGTTAGGAATCACTCTTGAATGATTTCCTGGTGTAATAAAAACAAATACGTTGTTAAACATTCCTGAGATTTCAGCAATCACTTCTGAAAGCAAAGATGAAATGATAATAAACTGTTCTATAACATGTTCATTGTTTTCAATCCGTAACGTTTCATGAATCAAACCGGAGAGAATTTCGCCAATTACTAAAAAGCAATCTCCCGAATTATGCCTTCTCTGAATATCAAAAAGCTGGTCAAGATAACTTGCCAGCCTTTCCTTTAGAACCTCAGTATTGAAAGTATTGTACCAATGGTTGATAGATATTCCGGCATGAATATCTGTCAGATGGCATATTAGATCATTGTCTGATTCTGTAAATTCCTTTCTTTGGTATTTTAGTTCTAATGGTTTAACTGACTGAATCTTGTTTTCGATGATACCGATTAAATCTTCGGTTCGTGCCTGCGCGCGAAGCTGTCTGTTTAACGCAGCACGTTCATCAAACATTTTCTGCTTTTCTTTCATCAATTCAAATTTAGCGTCTTGTAATTCGTTTATGTATTTTGATTCTCCGGTTTTGTACTGACCAAATGCGCCGTTTTCAAAAAATCTTTTAGCCTGTTGATAAGGTTTCCTGTATGCTGCTTCACTACGAAATTCTGATTCATCATCTCTGAAATTTTTGTTTACTATATCCGCAATACCAGACCAATCAATATCAAGCAGACCATTGTCTTTTGCCTGCCCTAATCGCCAAAGAAATTGTTCTTCATTTTCGTCTGGCAGTTTATCAAAATTGAAATCCACCATGAAAATCAATCCTCTAAATCTTTTTCATCCTTTGTGCCAATACAAAATGTTATCTGTTCTCCGGCGAATTGTTTTAATATATCCATTACATCCGCTGAATATTCATCATGGTCTTTTTCGTAAATAATTTCTGTTCCATCTTCTGAAAGTGTGCCTTTAATCCGAATCAAATCGGAAATAGTTCTTGTGTGTTTGTAGTAATTAGCCATATCATTCTCCTATCCGTTTCTCACTGCGTATGTATTACCAGAATGAAACACGTATAAGTGTTTACCTGATATTGTTTTGTTTATGACAGCATTTTTATCATGACAGTTAATGTTTAAATAGTAAATCATTTTCTGCATTGCGATATATGCCGTTTGTGCCATAAACCAAAACTGTTTCCCGTTTTCTAAGCATAATACTTTATAAACCATTCTCTGTTCTCCTATCGCGGGGACGTTGGGATTTGAACCCAAGAGGCGATATTCACGCCTGCCAGTTTTCAAGACTGGTGCAATAAACCGAACTCTGCCACATCCCCGAAACGATCAAGCGGGGAATCGAACCCCGATCTTGTGATAGACAGTCACATGTCTTAGCCGTTAGACCACAAGACCAGATTCGCATACCCTATACGGCGCACGGCTCGCACTGAGTATGCTGAAAAGAGAAGAGAGAAAAGATAAAGAAAACAGAGAATGATATATACTATATATACCATATATAAAAAACCGATGCGATTTTACTGTGGTTTTAATAATACAATTATAGTATAGTTAATAAGCATCAAAATAACTTCATCTTTTAAAACGCTTTTCTACTTTTGTCATATTTTTGTTTCCACATCCGTTTACTTTCTTTATTGGCTATTGATTGACATTCATCACACCTGCATTTATTTGTTATTCTCGCATCAATGCTAAAAGATTTCCCGCAATCAATACAAAAGATTGTCTTGATTTTTTGTGGTATATATCCAGAACAGTTGTTGCAATACTTCTTTGTACCATTCTTATTCCCTCTTGTTAATATTCCACACTCCGAACATCTTATAAAGTTGCCGCCCATGGCATACAGATATTCATAACCCAACTCTCTAAAGTCTGACACAAACAAATCACCATCGTCACGACTATAATAAGTTTTGGTAGTGTCTGCGAATGTCACACGAATGCTAAGATTATCAATTCTTTTTGCGACTTCGATAAGTCCAAGTCGATATAGCTTACCAATGTTTATATATCTTTCTCTCTTTTTGCAATTAACCCTTGCCAGTTTAAATATTTCCCTATAATCATTGTTTACCCAAAAATTATTTGATGGGTTCTTTGAGTTGTTCAGTTTCGATAAACACAAAAGGGTAAATGCTAATCTTTTTAGCGAACCACCTTCAATCTTGTTGATTGTTACAAGTTCATTATTGGTTATCCAAACACCATCAATTTCATAAAGCGGATATTTACCAGCCTTAGAAACTATCGTGTCGATTGTGTTCTCCCAAAAATTTTTGTTCTGAAAATACTCTTTCGGATTAGCAAGAGAATAATATTCGACAAGCGCAGAATACATTTCTTCTCTGGAATAGTTTTTTACATGCGCAAAATAGTTTGCAATTATTACAAGTGTCTGAAATGGCTTTGTATCCATTCTGTTATTTCTTAAACAATCTTCTGCATAAGCCCTTTCGTTTAGTATAATCATTCTTCGTCCTCCTCGATTGTAAGTTCTGCCATGACAAAATTAACTCCGTTAAATTCAAACTGACCATTATCTTTAACATGAGAAGGGTATCGAAGGATGTGATTATGTTTTTCTAAAAGGTTTTTAATGATCGTATCACCGCAAATATCCCACGCAAACTGTCTTGATTTTTCAGAGCCATAGCATAAGTCAATTATAATATCACATAACTCTTTTTCGTTCGTACAGATTTTCTCGCACTGTGAAATAAAGTGATTTACAAACTGTTCGCGAATTGAAGCAGCATCATCTTTTGAAATAACCTCTGCCCTAACTTTATGATGAAAGTTATCCACCATTGATATGTATTTATAGTAAACGTCAGTTATTGCATCGAAATCTTTTCGACTGTATCCAACGTTTGATTTAAGAATCGAATAGTCAAATCTGGATTCTTTTAGTTCGATCTGTAACCATTCATCAAACTCATTTTCAAATAACCAACTAATTCTATTCACCGTACATGCATTTTTGCCTACCGGTGCAAGATAGTCATAGTAATATTTAAACTCACCCTGTTCATCACCGATATTGCAGACTTCATCACCAAAAAGAATAATTGACTTCGCATTTGAATTTTCTACAAACTGTTTATAGTCTTTGCGGAGATTAGGATAAACATAAATCATGAAGTATGGCTTATGGCTTGCTACGATTCGCAGATTCAATTCTTCGTTCTTTGTTTCTTTGCAACTACTTATTGAGTGCCAGTAATTCGGCATAGGGTCTGCAATGATCCCCTTGGCGCGGTCTATAGTATTCTGTTGATATAACTGTCCGCACATTATACGATATTCAAGTTCTCTGTATTCAGGCGAATCTTTTTCATATCCAGCCCGAACATCAAACATTGAAGTCACATGATTTGTGACTACGCCTATATCGTCATTGAAAGCCAGCTTGTTTGAAGAAATTATATCTTCTTCTGTCGGGATTGTCTTGTCGGCTTTTCTCTGTGTGCAGATGATAGTTGGAGAGTTTAAAGTGTTTCGCAAGAGGATAGGATTATCCGTATCCATGTTGGTGTCCCCATCTTTGTCTGCGCCGTTCATAGCATCACAAGTTGTATCCCAAGCGTTAAGAAGAATTGCGGTTGTTATATATTGATACCAGTAACTACACTCCGGCGAATTGTTCAGCCGCAGTTTTCGAATATTATTATGGCATGTCATAGGAGCGCGGAAACACGCTAATTCATTTGCACCTTTGTCAATCCAATACTTGTGATATAATTCTCCCGATTTTAACAAGCCAGTAATTTCTAATCCAAAGATTGACTGACATAGTGCATACGGGTCGCCGCCGATCATGGCATAGTTAGCATTGATTTTAATTGAACCCTTCTTGGCAAGTTCTATCCGTTTTTTTATCATCGAATAGATTTTCTTGCGGATGAATAAGTCATTTATTAACCCAGGTTCAATCATTAACGCTTTAATATAGTTATCCAGAAATAGAACACTATTATCATTCAGGGAATAGCCACCGAGGAACGCAAGGCTTTTACGGTAGTCCATACCAAGCGCATCTTTGATCTCATTGATCGTAGGCAGGCATAATTCGTATAGTTCTTCATCGGTTAAATCATAACTCTGTAAAAACTGATAATTCGTATTCCTTGTATTTTCAAGTTCTGTCGGCGTAATCTTTGTAGTTGAAAACTCATATCCGTTTTCCTGACAGTTTGTATAGAAATCTTCCCAGCTTGAATAGCTATCCCATAATTTCAACATGGATACCGTAAGAATAACTTCTGCATCCCTTATATCCCTTGTATCACCCCAGGCATCTTTGATTTCATAAATACCCGCTACCTTTTCGGCAAATTCCACGAAGTCAAAAGTATACACCATGCCTTTAGTCCAGGCGTATCTTGTATTCATTCCTGAAATCGTTTCTTCGTCACCAGTTAGATATTTGTTGACTGTGCGAGAATATGACGGAAGCATTAAGCCGTAACCATCAGAATCATTATGTTCGATTTCGTAATCGTCCTGATATGTCAACTTTGGTTCACCTTTGCCAGAGTCGTTAATCAGAATCACGTTATCTTTGAAATGTGTGATACAGTCATCAACTACGATGATTCCTTTTGGTGGCGGCAACGGAACGGAACCAGAACAGATCAACGCCTGATATGCTTCGAGTTTCGCCGGAACAATTTCTTTATTTTTGTTTCTGCCGTTGTCAAGCCGCTTTTTCAACTCATGGTATATGTCATGATTGACATATACGATGGTAGAATTTTTAATACCCCCGTTAGTACCAAGCAGACGTTTGTATGTTATCCCGTTAATTGTGAATCCTTTGTTTGCTCTGTCATAGTCTTTATTCGAGTCCATGACAATGCAGACATAATCCGGCTGGAACTGCAAGTTGTAAAGAGTGTTATATAACTCACGCATCATGACTTTAGAAACACGACTTTTAGATTTTCGCTTTTCAATTTTGATTTTACGCTTGACTTCCCTGATCTTTTTGTCAATGTCTGTTACACCGTTTATTTCATCTATGAATCGTAGACACTGACTGCTTGCCAGAGTCACAACACATTCGGGATAATCGTTTAAAGCTGTTTCAAGCGGGAGAGTAAGATTCCATCCTGACTTCTTTAATTGTTTTGTGTGAATTTTAAATATTAGTCTTTGACAATTCTTCTGTTCTATTACCTTTTACCTTCCCGCACATGGTTATTCTGTAATGCAGTATAGTTACCATGCGCTAACTTCTTGTATTTTCCTGAATTTTATGGTTAATTAACTTAAATTCTAAAACGCAATATAATTCCTGATAGAAAGCCTATGCTATATTAACGTGTATTATTTTTCATGTTAATTAACTTAAATCTGAACCAGTCGCACTAATCGGAACTTCATGGAATATATGCTCATTCCTTTGGGAGCCAGAAGATAAGAATCCTTTTTCTTCTAACTCTGCGAAAACACGCTTACATGTGTTCCGCGAAAATCCGCATTTCTTCATTACATCCTTGCTGCTTAAACTTAATCGGTATCCGTTTCTGTTCAACATGAGATATAACCAGAAACAGACACCAGAAGGAGAAAGCGAATTTAATGCCTTAATAACGGAACCGTTCAACATCTTTGTGTAAAGGTCGCTGCCGTACACCGGTTGTTTGTCGATGATTATAGTTTTCTGGTTACTGTAGGTCATCCATGTTCTCCCGCCTGTTCATGTGGGCTATCCTGTCACTTATGCGAGACTCTAAAGAATCGTATATCTCGTTCGGCGTGCGTAGACGATGGACAGACAGAGTTTCCCTGACTTCTGAAAAGATGTATTCATCTACGACTTGCATGATGTACAGGAGTTCGTTGATCCTGTTACGTTCCCTTGTTGTTGATTTGATCTGGTCAGTTTTGATCTGGTCAGACTCCTGCGGTGAAATGTCTTTTGTTAGATAGTCTGATTCCTTGGCGGTTTTAAGTTTCTCTTTAATTCCCATAGTTCCTCCATAGTGTCAAAAAGTGAGCAAGAAACACTTATATTCAATAACACCTTTTTAGATATATATTTAACACTTATATATAATATATATATATATATATAATATAAATATATGTATTGTAAAATTCTATACTTCTATGACACTTATATATATATTACAACTGTGTATAGAATTTTGAAGAATATATATACACTATACATATATATATTATATACAACCATTATGTATATATGTTCTTCTAAGTATAAGTGGTATAACGATGTTGTTTCTTTTGGCGTGATGATCTTGGTTAAAGGTTCCCTATCTAATACTCACTAACATAACAGACAATCAGATATAACCGTTATTGACGTTCTTATTAGATAGGGAACGCAACCTAATGCAACAAAATAATACATGTATTATAACATGTAGAACAGATGTTGTCAATATTTATCGCGTTTACTTGCAGAAATGTATTGGTTTTTATTTCGGTGTTTCAGACTGTTTATAATCTGCGAAAAGTGAATTTCGGCGTTTTATTCCACCAGAATGGAAATTAGTATTTTATGGAAGTGGCTATAATTGTATGTTATTGAATTTCGCGGCGAATAGGTTTTAAAAGTGCCTAAAAAGTTATCGGTGAAAGTATTTGGCTGCCGACAGAATTAAATATGGAAAGGTAATATAATAGTAGGTTTACGGCGAAGTTAGATCAGATTTTGGCGGTGTTTCGGCAGATGGTTGGTAGTGGCTATTATTGTAGGTTTCTGCGTTTTTGATAAATTGAGTCGGTAGTGGCTATAATAGTGACTTTGAAATTGGGAGTAAAAGTGAAATGATTTTATTGAAAATGGAGATTTTGAAAGGTGAGAGTGATGAAGAGTACGATATTGCCTTTAACCGGCTGAAGTGATCGCCGGTAACTTAAAGGCATCCCCGTGATCTGGGGTTAGTTGTGTATAACATGCGACGGCTATAGCATACTAACATAGTATGTTTATAGGTGTATTCCTGGCGGTTAAAACGCCGCTGCCAGGGATATAACCTATTAACATAGTAGGTTAATAAAAGAATCATTTTATCTACACCTTGAAAAGTGTGGTTTATTGATACTATACTTGTGTTTAGTATTTCTAAACATTTTCACTTTGTCCACAATTTTTAATCAGTTATCCACATTTTACCAATAGTTATCCACAATTTACGTCGAGTTATCCACATTCACACAATAGTTATCCACAATATATTCATAGTTATCCACAATTACAATAAAGTTATCCACAATTTAATCCGATTTATCCACAATTTTCTGTTTTCCCTATATATTTAGCATACAAACAATTAGCGCACTATATACCATGATACAATCCGATTGCATACAATCTTTTCCCGCCAGTCTATATTGTTCTATCATCAATAGCACAAAATGATCCGGTATACTTGTTATAGATTGAATATAACAGTATTTCATCCCGGCGAGTTAGCGTTGACTAATTCTGTTTGATCGCGGTTCCTGGCTTGTGTTCCTTCTTATTATATGCAAAAAAAAGACGAATCGCCGCACGTCGTCGGGATCCGGTACCGGGGTATCAGGGCTGGGAGTCGTCGCCGCACGTCGTCGGGGAGATCCAAACAGAAACTATACAATCTGCACAACAAACCTGGCGATTTTCCACGTGATCTGGCAGCGTCTATAGTGCATTTCCCACAAACTGAAAAAACTTCCAAAAAAACAGATTTACAATTATAGAAACGTCAAGTATAATGAACACAACAAAACAACAAACGCAACAACGATAATTGATTTTGGGATTGCCCGGCCTCCTATCTTTTCCCGCGTTAAAGCGTCGGATTAGGCAGCGACATAAGGGAATGAAAAAAGAATCTCAAAAAAAATGAGAAAAGGATTGACAAGCCTATAATCGTATGATAATATAGGCAATGTCAAGAGGACAACAAACACAACAAAGGGAGGGAAACAACATGAAAAAGTACATGCTTTCAATCGGGTTGAACGATAAAGATAGCAAGCGCCAGGAAGTTGGCACTCTGGATGCATACAAGATCGTTATGAACATTTTTGCCGCGACGACTGGCGGCGCAACGGTTCACGAAGGCATGGGATGCTATACACATGACAACGGCGACGTTGTTATCGAAAAGTCCCTGATTGCATACGTCTATACCGACGATGACGCGGCGATCCGCGACGCGGTGATGCAGATTAAAACCGCATTGAACCAGGAGGCAATCGCGGTTGAATCCATGGAAACGAATTCGATGTTCATTTGATACCGTAAACGGACAACAAACATAGCAAGGGAGGAGAATACAATGAAAAAAAGATTAGAAAATCATCCGCATAGTATGTACCATAAACCGGATAAAAGCGAATACAGGGGATTATAGACGGTTTAAAAGGGATTTATACGATGATGGTATTCTGGAAAATTCTAATGGAAAATCTTTAAAATAATTATTGACAAGCCTATAAATGTATGATAATCTATATTCAACAAAGACAACAAACACAACATTTATATATAGGAGGTTTTACCATGGCAGCAGTCACAAATGCAAAAATCATTTTCGATCAGTCCATTCTTCTGGCGCAGGAAGGTATCATCGGATGGATGCCGGATGGAATGCCGGAACCGATCCACACCTATCAGGCATGGAAAGCACGCGGATACCAAGTAAGAAAGGGTGAAAAGTGTATTGCACAATTCACAATCTGGAAATACGGCAAAAAAAAGATCACGAAGGATGACGGTCAGGAAGTCGAAACCGGAAAATGCTTTATGAAGCTGTCAAGTTTCTTTAAAGCAAGCCAGGTTGACAAGATTGAAAAAGCGGGATGATGCGAAGGGAACCGGAGAAATCCGGTTCTTTTCTTTTTAAAAAAAATATATTGGAAAATTTCAAAATAGTTATTGACAAGTATATAAGCGTGATATATAATCACATCATACCAAACAACAAAGACAACAATCAGGAAGGGGAATATACCATGACGCTTTACAAGTATGGAATGAGACTGAGAGGGTTTTCAATCGGATGCCAGCCGATGAAGAATCTTTATGATCGGCAGGATGATACCGGAAAATATTCCAGAAGATACCATGACATTATCCGGTATACCGAAAAGCTGGGCGACGACGATCTGCGGAACTATGAATTAGATTATCTCGGAGAGGAAGAGGAATAAAGCCATAAAGGAAAAGAGATACATGCGGGAATTCCTGCGGGATATGGAAAAATATTATCCCATCGACATGGATCAGGCAGAAAAATATATAAAGAACTATAAGCTGGGATTGCTTTCTGAAATCGAAACTATGAGGGCAATCATGGATTTGGCATTAGACGCCAGGGATGTGATGTTCGAAGCAGAATAATCCAAAAACAGAAAAGGAAATCAGGCAGGCATGGGAAAATCCCATGTCTGTTTTTTTGTCTGGAAAAATCAGGAACCGCCAGAATGCCCGTATTTGGCTTTTATCGTTTCCATGGTATAAAGTACCACATCGGGCAATAAATGCAATACAGGGGAAATCTGGCGGGTTTAAACGGATGCCGCGGAGCATTGGGATCGTGCGGAAAATACAGGAAAAATCTTTATAAATTCATGCTTGACATACCTATAAATGCAATATATAATCATGCCATACAGAACAACATAAACAACAACTGAATATAGGAGGAAGATATGACCATCGAAGAAGCAAGGGAAATCATCGAACTGGCAGATAAAATGATTGGAGATGATTTCGATCCATTCGAAGCATTGACGAATCCAAACTATTTTCCTGCGGGATACGAAGAGGCAAACAAGGTAATTGCTGAATGGGAAAATTCCCATAGTGTCAACCAAAAAACAGGAAAGATTTTCAAGAAAAAGCATTGCCGGAAATGCGGCGGGCTTGGCTTTATTTTCGATTATCATCATATTGACCATGGGAAATGCTGGAATTGCAATGGTATCGGTTACATTGAAATCTATGAGTGATCGGATGGTTATGTTCTGGATATTTGGCAAAAAGGAAAAACCGGAAGAATCAATAGAGGAATATACGGATAGACTGTTAAAAGAGAATCAGGAAAAGATTGATAGATACCATGAGGAGCGCGAATAATCGCGCTTCTTTTTTTATCTATGATCCAAAAATCTTTTTCTGGAAAATGTGAAAATAGTTATTGACAAACCTATAAGTGCATGATATTCTATCATCAACAAGAACAACAAACATAACAACAAAGGAGATTTAGCAATGACTGCTTTTGTTTTGAGAATGGATTTACAGAAATGGTTACACCAGAATGGTGTTACCGAAAACGGTTATCTGGAATTCGTGGAAGGCTGTCTGCTGGATAACATGATTGTTCAGACCAAGCGGGGATATGCGGCAATCTATGAAAGCTATCAGAATTCCAATAGCAGCGTTTACCGGATCGAATTCCAGCCTGGGGATGCTCCTGATGTTTGGGATCGTTGGGAAAATTTCCGCGACATGATGGAACAGGAAACGGCATAAGGAGGGGATTATGAAAATCGTTTATCCGTACAAGGTATATGCAGAATATGAAGATGGTTATTCCGGATATTGCTGTGGCTTTTCGGAAGAAGAAGCTATGGAGGCGGCAGGCAATGCCCAGGAGAAGCATGGCGCATTGACGTATATCACGATCATCGAACAGGAGGAATTATGAATCATAAAGAAATTGCAATCATGGCTTTTCAGGAGATCGGCGCGGAACTGAATACCAAAAAGATGATTAACCATGGATGGCACAAGGTAGACCTGGGGACAATTAGCAGATTTTGGCAGAAATTTGAAAAACCTATCACGAACAATGGATATGCCATTGGCAAGGTGTATGCGGAATATGGAAGGTATGGAATTCTTTTCCGCATAACTGTATTTATCTTTGGAGTGTATAAATCATTTTCCGTACAAAATGGAGAATTAAAGGAGGTATAACATGAAGTATAAGACGTTTAAAGGATACATCATCGACATTGCAAAAGCGGAAACAACGGCAGATCTGTATGAGATTCTTGACGGAGAATCAGGCGTTGACATGGCTTTTCAGCATGACAAGCTGACATGGAAGGATCATAAAATTCTGTTTGCATTGGCAGGAAAGCATAAAGCAGCAGATTTTACCGTCGCCATTGATAAAAAGGCTTTTTAAACCAGATCGGAAAAGGTGCAGGAAGGTGAAAAACTTTCCTGCATTTTTTAATTTTATTATTGACAAACCTATATTTGTATGCTAACATACTATCAGAAGTGGATAACAAACACAATAAAATAGACAAAGGAGTGCAAACAATGGCAAGGGTATGGAAAGAAGAAGAAATCAGGATTCTGGTGCAGACCAATGATAAAGTCCTGTATGGCGCACTGAAACAGCTTTATGACTGCCAGACGGATGACGAGCAGGCAAGCGGAGAATCGAACCACAAAAACGGCGCAGGATTTAATGGCGTTGACGCGGCGATCATGACAAGTTTTGCGGAGTTCCTGGGGAGAACCGGATTCCTGACGACAAAGCAGAAAACGATCTGCCGTAGGAAGATGACGAAGTACATAAAACAGCTTACAAAGCTGGCAAACATGAAAGGAGCGGAAAATGTTGAATAGAAACCAGAAGGCAATGCTAAAAGCTGCATACATGGAAACTGAATCGGAGAAGTGGGCAGACTGGTGTGTTGGAAGAACAGCAAACATCATCTGTCTGCCGGATGGCTCCTTCATCCCGATTGAAAAGGAAACAATCAAAAAGGATTTCTGTTTTGGATATTCTGACACTTCCGACATGTCCAACTACTATGTAGCGGGAGAAGCGGCATACAATGCCAGAACTAACCAGAAGTATTTCATGAATGAAAACATGAAAAAATTCAGACAGACACTGGAGATTATCGGAAAGCAGAATCTTGACGCGGACATGCTGCCGGAGTATGTCATTGTTATACGCAATCCGCACAGAGGGATGGATAAAATCAGATCCATTGATTATGTCCGTGATTGGGCGGTGTTGGATGGATTCGGCGGCTCCGCTTATGTCCGCGAACTGCCAGGAAAAGATTTCACACACAGGGGAGTCAAGTGTCATATCCCAACTGCGGAAGAAATGGGAACGATCAAGGCGGGATATACCACAGCGGCAGAAGAACATGAAAAAAAGGTGGTCCGGTATCTGAAAAGGTACGGACTGGAGCATGTGAATTCCTGGAGTTATTGGCGGGATGCATGATAGATAAAAACGGATAGGGCTGTCGCCAGCCTTATCTTTTTTTTGGAAATTTGCAATTAGTGTATTGACAAGTATATAATTGTATGGTATTTTATGTTTAAAGAAAACAACAAACACAACACATGGAGGAATAATAATGTTTGAAGAAATGAAAATGCATGACGCAAATGGCTTGATCTGGTATGTAAGATTTCCGGCGTACATGGTTCAGGAGTTTACGGAAATCGAAAATTCCGATGACCGTTTCGTGAATTGGGGAAATTTTAATTTTGGCGACAAGTATATTGACAATCATGACATAAAGCACAGTGTTGCAGTCAACAGACTCTCCGGCATGGTTTTAGTTTTCAGCAGCGGGTCAAGGAGGTGATACCATGTTAAAGGTGGGAAAATTTTCATGTACACAGAGATAATCGTCTGTTCTATGATGGAATGAACCATTATTATATAAAAGATGACAAAAACGGTTATCTTCTGGATGTGTATTATAACGATGGAAACCATCGGAAATTCGCTTGTAGCGGCATGGATACCGTCATGGGAACCATTGAACTTCTGGAAAACGGAGGGAGTATCTAATGATGATGAAAGCAAGCTGGATTGTTATTGGAGAAAAGATTGGTGGGAAATATTTTTACCATGCGGAAAGATTAAACCATAGCAACGAAGTGTTGCATGGTGTCAAACATCTTGCGAGCACAGGAGGAAAATACATTGATTCCATCTGGCTTGCAGATAGCAAGAGGGATGCATTACAGATAGCAAAAGACTGGAATGATGCAGCAAAGAGAAACGGAAACTATCACTTTGATATGACCGCATAATCATCTATTGACAAGTATATATGTGTTATATATAATACAAATATGGAGGATAGATCAATGGGAAAATATATGGTTTTTGATACTGGCGTTATTTATACAGAAAGTGAGTTAATCGAGTTGTATTCTGATGCATGTAACGATGGATGTTTCATGAGTAAGTATCCAAAATTTGAGGATTATCTGGAGGACATGTTAGTGAAGGGGACAAACCGAGAAGGTGGTTTAATCCGGGAAGATGATATTTGAGCTTGTGTGGAAATTAGAGACATTGACGGCGATATGCCGTTTGATCGGTGGGATACCGATCATTACGTCCACGCAACGGGGCGTGAGTATTGGGATCCATATACAGAGTGCTGGCGCGTAGAATACGAAGACGATCCAACAGTTAATTTTTAAAAAATAATTAATGGGAGGCGTTATGAAAAAAATAATTGGCCAGAAAAGATATAACACAGAAGCATCTACTCTAATTGTTGAGTGGACGGATGATCTTCCAGAAGATAATCCTGCACACTGCGAGTTTAATAAACTTTATCGTAAGATGACAGGAGAATTTTTCCTTCATGGCAAGGGCGGCGCGACGTCACTATATGCCAGTGGGAGGAATGGTTTTATTTCTCCTGGAGAAAATCTCATTCCCGTGACGTTGGAAGAAGCGGAAAGGATTTGCAAAGAGCATCTGCCGGATGATAAAGTTGCGGAAGTTTTCGGAAAAAAGATCACAGATAAAAGAAAGCAAGTAAATATTCAGATTGATTCGGGCACATGGAATATGTTACAAACACTGAAGGCAAAAACTGGAAAATCCGCAACGGATATTATGATTGACCTAATCCGGCAAGCAGCGGATGAATTGAATGAAAGCTAACAGGCAAGCGGAAAAATCCGCTTGCTTTTTTTTAAATTTGTTATTGACATACCTATAAGTGTGTGGTACTCTATACTCATAAGGAACAACAAATACGGCAAACATAAGGAGAAAAGGAAACAGAATGAAACTGACTGATTTTGTAAAATTTGCGCTTGCCGAAAAGAAGATCACAATAAAGGATGCGGCTGAACTGTTAGGATATGCGGAACAATCATTTAGGAACAAATTATCGAAAAATAATCTGAATCTGCATGACCTTGTTGTCATAAGCATGTTAATAGATTCTCCGTTAGCATTCACAGATAAAGAAGGAATGCAGTGTTATGCTTTTGACAAGTTTGATTATCTTTCCGATGATGATATGAAGCGGTTACATTCGTTCCTGATAAAAGACCAGCAATCAAAAATGTTTGACGAATGGTTTACTTCTCTATCAGACGAAAACAAGCAGGAAATCTATAACCAATATGCGCAAATATAAGGAGGAAAGAATATGAATAAACTCTATGTTGTTAGATTTAAGTATGGAGAAAATAACCTGTTAACACGCAACTTCTGGAACCTGCACGAAGCTATCCAGGCCATGCGAGAATATTCCGATGTTAAGTTTACGGAGATCGAAAACAATAATGTGCATAGAATATGGGAAGGAGACATAAGTGAATGACCAGACAGGAGATTAGAAAGCTGAAGGGATTGGTTGACACCTATATCTTGGCAAAAGCGCATATGCAGACCATCGAGCAGATGGCAGAAGATATTCAGGAGAAAATCTTGCGAGATCATGTTTTCTATGAAGATTCTGAAATCGCGGAACTGTACGCCAAAAGAGGCAGAGAGTACACGATTCAGCGGATCACGAAACCAACAAGTGCATACAATATGAATGAAGAAGATTTCAATGAGTATTTGAAATTGTGTCATGAGGAATACATGAAGGCTGGCATTGCCGACAAGCGCGGATTCGCTTATTGTCCGGAGGCTGAAGCGACTGATTTATACGTCGCTGCGGAAAAGGCAATGATTGAATATGCTATTGATATTCTTCCGGAGAACATCATGGGCGAAACGATCAACAAGGGGAAATTCCATGACGGAATAATGAAGAACCTGAAATTCAGGGAGAAATTTATCAATATCATTTTGGGAATGACCGCATAAATTTTCCAAAAAAATTTAAAATACTTGTTGACAAGTCTATAAATGTGTGGTATCTTATACTCATAGCAAACAACAAACACAACAATTTAAGGAGAACGCTATGAAGTACCACAAGATCAGGGGGGTTGACCTGGAAACCTGCACAGCCGAGCAGAAAATCGCCTATAACATGGCTTTTAGAGCACATATCAGTTTCGGAGATGCTTTTAACAAGTTGGATTCCGGATTTGCAAAAACCGAGGCGGTTATCAAGATCAGGGATTGCATGATGAAGCAGTACAGGAACGGATACAATTACAAACCTGGAAGATTCAACGAAGATGCGATTCAGTCGGCATTGCACGCAGGACTGAGGGACTATCTGGAAAAGCCATTTATCGCATACAATTATGAGTCTATCGGCAAGGCATTTCCGGCGCATTACCTTTAATATCAATCAAGTGTGGAGCGGAGAAATCCGCTCCATGCGGACAGGAGGATACAATGAGAACCAAAATGATAAAGGACATTCTGGATTATTGGGGAAGTTGCACGATGATCGACACGAAACACGATTTTGCAATCAATGACCTGTTTGAAGCAATCACAGAAAAGAGATATGGAATTCCGTATGATTTTAATCGTGGCTGGTATGGTGTTCTCACATGGTTGACTAATGCGCAGTTGCGCAGGATGTTAAAGGAAATCAGGGAAAGCGGGATTCTGGAAGGAGAATAAAAAATGTGGAATAGGATTGATGATTACATCTGGAAAGTCCAGAAAAATCTCATGAATAAATACGGAATAGATGAAGCCGAGCGCGACATTGATCCGCTGAAATGGTACATTCATACCGGCAGAGCATCCACAGAATTTATCAATCTTCTCCTGGGTGCAAAGCCTTTTATGATTGCCAGAAAGCTGCACATGGGCGGCAGTGTGGATGAAGCCATAGACAGAATCAAGATTTATATTGAATATTAAAAAGGAGATATTGCCATGACTAATAAAGAATTGACTCTTGCCAGATACATGCTGGACGCCATGAAAAAGGAATACGGATTTGCTCTGGCAGCGATTCAGCTTGATATTTTTGATTACCATTTAGATCCTGATGGCACACCGCAGTATGTTGGGGTGATGATCGGCAATCACGTTTATTCCTATGACGGGATCACGCTTGTACACAAGAAAAATAAGCCGTAATAAATAAAACAAATAAACGCTTGACATATAATAAATAGTGTGCTAATATCAGACCATAGCAACAAACACAACAACAGAAGGGAGAAAACAATGAGGCTTATATTTGGCGGTGGATACAGTGGCAAGCGGAAAATCATCTGTGACAGCGTGAAACTTGGCTGTGAATACGAAGTTATCGCTATGTACGAAAACGATGATGAAGCCGATCTGAAAAGGGTAAAAACTGAGGAAGAAGCGCAGCGAGTTTTCGATAGTTTTGTCGAAAAGTATGCAGGAAGATTTCAGGCAGAAGTGTACAGATCGAATCTGGTTCCCGGTGAACGCTATACGATGTTCACACTTGGAGATTTCGGATTTCCCATTGCGTACCAGTTCACGCTTGTGTCCGTTGAATATGTGACATACGCGCAGTACGACGATGTTGTTACATTCACAGTTAGGAGAAAAGGCAAGCGGAAAAACGAACGCTTTACCTATTACGGAAAGTCTATCCAGATTTATCACGGATGGCAGACAATGCCAGATCATTTTGGGTTTGAAGTCCTGGAAGAAACCGATGAAAGCACTCTACGGAAAAGCAAATACGTCTGTTTCGATAATAGATACATGGAAGATGTAAAGAAAGTTTTCAAGAATCCTGCGCTTATCTATGATGGTAGCAAGATCGGAAAGAATGGAAGGAGATACGCATGAAAGTTATCAAATACGATGGCAGTGAAGTCATGTGTGATACCTTATACATTGATGATAAGAATATCATTGCCGATGGTGTCACGATTATTCCGCTGGTAGAAGTCCTGCGGATCGAAGATGCCGAAAATAAGCGTTAATAAATAAATCAAATTAACACTTGACAGCTACATAGAACCGAGTTATCATTGAATTAACAGATAACAAACACAGCAAAATGTTGGACGGGATAAAAGGTAACTGATACCCGCTCCTGGAAAATGAGAATTGCTAAAAGCGTTTTTGCCCTCTGCTCTTACGGGAGATAAAGCGTTACGGATTCAGGCGTCCAACTTAATATGTAGTATCAAATAAACATGATAAGGAGATAAAATGAAATACTTCAAAGACAATAAGGGTGATTTCTATGTGGAACTTGATAACGGCATTGTTGCAAAAATCGACAATGCAGCAAGTAAAGATGATTTTATCTGTGTAGAAGAAGCAGATGTGAAGCCGAGGCGGTATAGATTCAGAATCACAAAGGTTTTTGAGGATGATTTCTCACATATCATGGATACCGATTGGCACGTAAAAGACTTTCTCACAGTACCATGCCGTGACAGGAATTATGATTTCATCGTTGAGCATATCGAAGATCATGGCGATTCCAAGACTGTTTACTTTGTCTCAAAAGACATCGTAGGCAAAAGCAGTATGCTTGAAATGGAAAAGTTTCTTGACGATTTCCAGTCGAAGATGCCTGCGGAACTTGTCGCAATCATGAATCCCATTGAGCACAAGTCCAAGAGTGGATTCACGATGACAAGGAAGATCAATCTCCTGTCTTATGGAAATGTCTGCGATGATGCAGACCATTTCGGCAAGGACGACATGTTGTTTGACGGTCTGAAAACAGAAGCGGAGCGGACAAAGAACCTTAATGGGGAAACAGAATGGTATTGGACAGCAACTATAT